TATAAGATACTACTTCCTATACTACTAATGATAATGGCGTGTTCACCGACTAAAAGGTTTACACGCCTTATTACTAAATACCCGTATCTAATCACTACAGACACTTTAGTGATCAAAGACACGATATCAATATACGTTCCAGAGGTGCATACAGATACCGTAGTAACACTCAAGCAACTTACTGATACCATTACTCTCACCAAGGAGAGAGTAACGGTGAGAGCATGGTACGTCCCAAAAGAAAAGAAGGTTTACATCCAAGGCAAATGCGATCCTATATACGTTACCAAAATAGTTGATAGGAAAATTCCTATCAAGTACTATGAGAAGTACCCATGGTGGAAGAAGCTGGCCAACAACTTGTTGGCTATTTTTATTATCTTTGTTGTACTCTATACGCTGTATAGAATATATAAAAAACTACCATGAAAACTAACGCATTAATTATTTTGTCTGGAATTATCACAATTCTCGCACCGGTAGGTCCGTTGCTAACCGTAGCTTTAATTTCCATTCTATTAGATGTTTGTTTTGGGGTATGGCGTTCATACAAGAAACGTGAAGACCAAGAGGCAAAATTTTGGGATGTAGTTCAGAGTCAACGTTTATACGCTACAGCAGTTAAGTCTGCTATTTACGCAGCAGCAATCACATTCTTCTTTTTAGTAGAGAAGTACATTGCAGGTGATATCATATCACACTTTATATCAATAGAGTTATTACTGACTAAAGCAGTGGCTCTATTTTTTGTTTTTATTGAAGTAAAGAGCATGAATGAGAGCTATAAGCATGTTACAGGTAGAGATATACTATCTTCATTTAAAAAGTTCATTACAGGACTTAAATCAGAAAGCGATAAGTGGCGATGAAACTACCATCCAACATTAAGCAAGTTCCAATGAAAGAATCTCAGTACATAAAAACTGAGACTAAAAAGAACATGATCATATTGCATCACACAGCTGGTAATAGCTCAGGTGTAAGCACAATTCAAATGTGGGATAATGACGGGAGAGGCCGTATTGCTACTTGCGTTGTTATATCAGGAAAAGGACAATCTAAAAATACATACGACGGAGAGATCTGTCAGGCGTTCAGTTCAAAATATTGGGGATATCACCTTGGTTTAAAGCAAGACATATTTAGAGCAAAAGGTGTTCCATACAAGTCAATCGACCCGATGTCAATTGGTGTTGAGATATGTAACTGGGGTCCGCTTACAAAGAAAGATGACAAGTTTTATAACTACGTCAACAGAGAGGTTCCTATTGATCAGGTATGTGAGCTAGATAAGCCATACAAAGGCCGTAAGTATTACCATGCATACACAGACGCTCAGATTGAATCTGTGCGGCAGCTAATGTTATACTGGGGTGATATTTACAAGATTGATCTGACGTATCGAGAAGAAGATATGTGGGATATTTCAGTTAGAGGCTTAAAAGGCGAGAACGGTGTCTACACTCACAACTCGTTTAGAAAAGATAAGAGTGACATCTACCCATGCCCACGAATTATTGAAATGCTTAAAACCCTTTAATTATTTTTACTAACTTTGCTACATGAAGAAGGTTGAGTCTAAATCAATTGTAAAGATTAAGGTCAAGCGACCGGGCGTTCATGCAAAGAGTAAGACGTCTAAGCTAAAATCTTCTAAGAACTACAAAAAGAAAAACAGAGGTCAATGAAAATACAGAACTATACAACAGATCAGCCTGCTTTAAATGATATATTGCTAGGTAGTAATGTTTCTGACAACAATAGCACTGCGAACTTTAGAGTTAGTGACCTACTGGCTTTAGGTAATGCATCTTCTTTTAAGTTTGATGATATGGTTGGCGGAACCCTTACAGGTATAGGGTCTCTTGTTAAACTATCAAGCGTTTTGATTCCTGCTAATACATTGACAGAAAATTGCACTATAGATCTAATGTCTAGATTCTTAAAGGTTGATGCCAATTCCACATCATCTACTGTTCAGGTTTATATTAATACTGTAGATGGATTAGCTGGAGGTACCAACATTGGTTTTGCATTAGGATCTAGCTCATCAACCAGAAGTGCTTCTTTCTCTAGAACATTCTATATTAAAAACTCTGTATTTAAAGGTCAGAATTTCGGATCAGAATCTTTATTAGATCAATCAAATATTCCTTTTGGAGACGGTTCTTACAACATAGACATTACTGTTGATAATTACATTATGATTGCAGCAACTAATGCAGCCTCTACATCAACTTTAACAATTCCTTATTTAAGGTGTATAATTTATAGATAATCTAATCATATGTCAAAAATCAAAAAAGAAGAGCTTGAAGCGTTGGTTAACGCTAACCGAGTTTACAGAGATCTAAAATTTAATCTAGCAGACATCGAGATGAGCGTTCGTCGTTTAGGCGAGCAGAAAGAGCTCACCATGCAGCAACTTGAAGTTGCAGCAGCAACGCTCACACAAGAGCAGCAATCCATCTTTGATAAGTATGGCGATGTCAGTGTAAATCTACAAACAGGTGAGTATAATTAGAAAAATTTCCATTGGTCCTGATTACATGAAGTCTATGCACTACATGGTTGGTCAGACTGTCCTAGATAGAACTTGGGAGATCAACACCATCCGTAAAGAGGATGATGGGTCTATCTGCGTTTGGGTTATAAAGGACGGTGAGATTATTAAATGGAAGTCTTTCTCAGCAACAGTTCCTGTAGCTATAGAGTACAAAATAGATTACTAATGAAATCACCATACTGCTTCATCATTAAACCAGTTGGTCTGAGGCGGTACGATAACATAAGGAAGTTCGGAGATACCGACTTCTATATCAGCTCCTCCCAAGAAGACCACAAGACATCCAATCGCTTCGCCGAAGTGATTAGTGTTCCTATTTACTATAACGGCCCGGTTCAACCTGGAGACACTGTTGTAGTTCACCACAATGTGTTCAAGTACTACAGCGACATGAAAGGTCGTCAGAAAAGTAGTTGGAACTATATTATGGACGATTTGTTTTTAGCTGAGGTTGATCAGATATATCTGTATAAAAGATATGTCAATTGGCAAGCTGTTGATCCGTTTATATTTATCAGACCGATACCAACTGAGGATAAGTTAATTAGCTCTACTGGTGCTCATGAGTCGCTATGGGGTGAGGTTGTGTATAAGACGAACACTATCTCCAACGTAAATGTTGGCGACACAGTCTCATTCACACCAGACAGCGAGTATGAGTTTATAATAGATGGCGAGACCATCTACAGAATGTACAACAAGAACATATGTCTAAAAAGGGAGAAATAGTAGAGGCTGCTAAACAGGCTATCGATGAGTTGATCAAGGTGCTAAAGTCACCTATCATCACTCACGCTGAGGACGATATATCGGCCGACAAAATGAAGAACGCAGCGTCAGCTAAGCGTTTGGCATTTGAGGATGCTATGTATATGCTCAATAAGATTGAGGAGGAGGAGAATAAGGCTGCAGAGGGACCGATTGTTGAGGTTACACTCGGCAAATCAGGCTTTGCTGAAGGAAGAGCAAGACATGGAAAATAAGCTGTACTCCATAGTAAACGACTACATTCACAAGACTGCTCTTAATACTAAGAACAGCAAGAAGTCATGGGACTATGGGTACAATAAAGAGTATGATCTGATAGTTATATCTAAGGATGGAACTATTGGTGAGATCTATGAGATAAATGGATTGAAGGTTGCTTTGCCTTCTACTCCTAAAGGAGTAGAGAGCAGAGGTAATAGATGGCAGCCAGTAGAGTATCCAGCTGAACTACAGAAAATTAAGTCAATATTTGACTGGAACCGTAGAGATAACACGTTCAAGTCTAAGTATGTGGACATGATCGAAGATGAATTTGAGAGACGAGAGCAAGGCTTTTGGTTCATTAACAACGGAACACCTACATACATCACCGGAACACATTACATGTATCTTCAGTGGACCAAGATTGATATTGGTCTTCCTGACTTCCGTGAGTCCAACCGAATATTCTACATATTTTGGGAGGCATGTAAAGCAGACAGTCGGGCGTTTGGTATGTGCTACCTAAAGAACCGTCGTTCAGGATTCTCATTCATGTCGTCCGCAGAGGCGTCAAACACAGGTACAATTGTCAGAGACGCTAGGCTTGGTATTCTATCCAAAACAGGATCGGATGCTAAGAAGATGTTTACCGACAAGGTTGTACCTATTGTAAGAAATTACCCATTCTTTTTCAAGCCGATCCAGGACGGTATGGACAATCCGAAGACGGAGTTGGCCTTCCGTGTCCCTGCGAGTAAGATTACTCGTAAGAATATGGATGAGGAGCGCGATGATGATATAGATGGGTTAGATACTACCATTGACTGGAAAAACACAGCAGACAACAGCTATGACGGTGAGAAGCTGCTTCTACTTGTACATGACGAATCAGGAAAATGGGAAAAGCCAGAGAACATCTTAAATAACTGGCGAGTCACTAAGACTTGTTTGCGTCTTGGTAGCCGTATCATTGGTAAGTGTATGATGGGATCAACATCAAACGCGCTTAGTAAAGGTGGTGAGAACTTTAAGAAGTTATTCTACGATAGTGATCCAACCAAGCGATCTGCCAATGGTCAGACCAAGTCGGGGCTTTACTCTTTGTTTATTCCAATGGAATGGAACATGGAGGGCTTTATTGACGAGTATGGATGGCCAGTATTTAATGATCCTAAGAAACCTGTTATGGGTATCGATGGTGAGGAGATTACTATGGGTGTCATTACCTATTGGAACAATGAGGTGGCTGCAATGAAGTCAGACTCTGATGCACTCAACGAATACTACCGTCAGTTCCCTAGAACGGAGTCTCATGCTTTTCGTGATGAGAGTAAGTCATCTTTATTTAACTTAACAAAGATATACCAACAGATTGACTACAACGATGCGATGATTAAAGATCGCGTCCTAACAACCGGTTACTTCCATTGGAAGAACGGCGAGAAAGACAGCGAGGTTATTTGGACGCCTGATCCGAAGGGGCGTTTTGTGGTATCATGGATTCCTGACGCTAAGATGCGTAATAATGTCATCAAGAAGGACGGCAAGTTCTATCCAGGCAATAAAGACATCGGTGTGTTTGGTTGTGACCCTTATGACATATCAGGCGTAGTTGGTGGTGGTGGGTCTGCAGGTGCGCTCCACGGTATAACCAACTTTCACATGGAGAACGCGCCAACCAATCACTTCTTTTTGGAATATATTGCTCGTCCTCAGACTGCTGAGATATTTTTTGAGGATGTCCTTATGGCTTGCTTTTTCTATGGAATGCCTATACTTGTAGAGAATAACAAGCAGCGACTATTGTACCACTTTAAGAACAGAGGGTACCGTCCATTCTCAATGAACAGACCTGACAAGAATACGTCTAAACTATCAAAGACAGAGCTTGAGCTAGGTGGTATTCCTAACTCTTCAGAAGATATAAAGCACGCTCATGCCAATAGCATCAACACTTACATTGAAGAGTACGTAGGAATTGACGCAGAAGGTAATTATCGAGAAAATGACAGTATGGGTGATATGTACTTTACGAGAACATTAAATGACTGGGCCCGATTTGACATTAACAACCGAACAAAACACGATGCCTCTATTAGCTCAGGATTGGCATTAATGGCATCTAGAAGGCACCTATTTATACCTGTTAAGCAGGAATCTAAAATAAGTGTTAAATTTGTAAGATATAAGAATACTGGCATAAGAAGCGAAATTATCGAATAATGGATAAAACATCAGTTGTTATCTCCTCATTACCCTTTCCGGACCAAATGGCGCCAGATGAAATCAAGGCGACGTTTGATTACGGATTAAAGGTAGGAAAAGCTATCGAAGGGGAGTGGTTTAAGAGGAAGTCTAATTCAAGCAGATTTTATCAGCAGTGGGGTGAATTCCACCGCTTGAGACTATATGCCCGTGGAGAACAGCCTGTACAGAAGTACAAGGATGAGATCGCTGTTAATGGCGACATATCAATGCTTAACTTAGATTGGACTCCGGTTCCAATCATTCCTAAATTTGTTGACGTAGTTGTCAACGGAATGTTAGACAGACCATACACTATTAAGGCTGAGGCTCAGGATGTTTTATCGGCTGAGAAAAAAAACGTGTTCCAGGACATGATCGAGGCTGACATGGTGGCTAAGGACTTCTTAACGATGACCAAGGAAACACTTGGTATTGACGCGTTCAACGTAAATCCAGATGAGCTTCCTGCAAATGATCAGGAACTTTCTCTGTACATGCAGATGAACTACAAGCCATCTATTGAGATTGCTGAAGAGATTGCCATCAACACACTTCTTAAGATGAATGACTATGAAGATGTGTTGAGAGATTATTACTACGACGTAGCCACGATAGGACTTGGTGTTGTAAAGCATGAGTTCCTTATCAATGATGGTGTTAAGGTTGAGTATGTAGATCCAGCTAACTGGATTCACAGCTATACTGAAAAGAGTGACTTCTCTGATTGTTTTTACTTTGGAGAGGTTAAGCAGGTTCACTACACTGAGCTGCTTAAAATGAATCCAAACCTTACTGACGAAGAGTTGACTGAGATTAAGAACGCAGGTTCAGCTTGGTATGACTACTTCCCGGTAGTTCGTAACTATCAAGACGACGCATTTTTAAATGAGGTTGTGACGTTATTATACTTTAACTACAAGACTCATAAGAAGTTTGTTTGGAAAAAGAAATTACTAGAGAACGGAGGAGAGAGAGTAATCCGTAAGGACGATAACTTCAACCCACCACCAAACGAAATGTTTGAGGTAGTTGAGGCTGTTCGCGACGTTTGGTATGAAGGCGTGTTGGTCGGTGGATCAAATATCGTCATTAAGTGGGAAATGATGAAGAACATGGTTCGTCCTAAGTCTGCATCACAGAAAGCACTTCCAAACTACATTGCTTACGCTCCACGTTACTATAAAGGAAATATTGAATCACTCGTTCGTCGAATGATTCCATTTGCCGATCAGATCCAATTGACTCACTTAAAGCTACAGCAAGTTATGGCTCGCGTAGTTCCTGATGGTGTGTTCATTGATGCTGATGGTATTAATGAAGTTGACCTTGGAACAGGCGCTGCATACAATCCTGAGGATGCGCTCAATCTATACTTCCAAACGGGTAGTGTGATTGGACGTAGCTACACACAAGACGGTGAGTTCAACAACGCGCGTATTCCAATCCAAGAACTCAACTCAAACAGTGGTCAAGCTAAGATGGCTGCCCTTATTGGCAACTACAACCACTACTTGAATATGATCCGCGATGTGACAGGTGTAAATGAGGTGCGTGATGCATCAACACCACACCCGGATGCTTTGGTTGGTGTTCAGAAGCTTGCAGCATTAAACTCAAACACAGCTACTCGCCACATCTTAGACGCTGGTCTTAATACCACTAAGAGAGTTGCTGAGTGCTTATCTATACGTGTCGCTGACATACTTGAATATGCTGACTTCGCCGAGGAGTTTGCTATGCAGATTGGCAAGTACAACATGGCGATACTTGAGGACGTTAAGGATCTTTACCTACACGACTTTGGTATCTTTATTGAGATTGCACCAGACGAAGAGCAAAAAGCTCAGCTTGAGCAAAACATTCAAATGGCATTGCAGCAGCAGACAATTGACTTAGAGGATGCAATTGACATCCGCACGATAAACAACATTAAGCTTGCAAACGAGATGCTTAAGATGAAACGTCGTAAGCGTATGGAGCAGAAGCAGAAAGAGAAAGAGATGGAGTTCCAAATGCAAATGCAGACAAACATCCAATCCTCTCAAGCTGCTGCTGAAGCTAAGTCACAGGTCATCCAATTGGAAGGCCAAATGAAATCTCAGATCAAGCAGATGGAAGTTCAAGGCGACATTCAGAAGATGCAGGCAGAAGCCGAGCTAAAGAAAGAGTTGATGGCTATTGAGTTCCAATACAACATGCAACTTAATGGTATGCAGATGCAGACATTGAAGGATCGTGAAACTGATAAGGAAAAGGCAAAAGATAAACGAGTCGACCTACAGGCCACTCGTCAGTCTGAGCTAATTAACCAACGACAGAATAACCTACCGCCTCAGAATTTTGAGAGTACAGAAGATTCTTTGGATGGATTTGACTTAGAATCATTTGGGCCTAAATAGATGAAAGTAAATAGAAAAGAAGAGTGGGAAACCACTAAAAAAGTTTGCTTAGAACTTGAAAAGTATAATATTAATCCATCTAATGGTATTATATTAAATATATCACCGGATTACAGCTCTTCTATATCCATGCACATAGCACATCATTTAAGCTCTATGGGTGAGATGATGGAGATGTTACATATAAATGTCCCATACCCTGATGAGGATCCTACTCCATATAGAGATAACTTTATAAAACAAATCCCATTATTTAATAAACAAAAAATTGTACTAGTGGAGGCAGGAATTATAAGTGGAAGTAATTACACATTTATGGTTAATTCATTGTCTAGTATAAAAGGAAAAGAAGTGATAACTGTAGCGCAATATGAAAATATACATAGTATTTTTAAATGTAATGTAGTTGGCAAGTATTACGATTGGAATAAAGAGCAATTAGAATTTTATTGGGAAAGAGAAAATAATCACTGGGGCTAGTAACTATGATGATTAAAATGAATAAATAAAATAATTATTAACTTTGTCAAAATTAAATTAAATGGAAAATGAATTCAAAGTAAGGTCTGTAGATTTCGAAGAGAAATCTGTAGCCGAAAAAGAAGCAGCGCTTCTTGAAGGATTAGAAGATCACTCTGGTGATAATGATACTGTAAAGATTGACTTAGCAGATCAACCACCAGTTGAGACAGTAGTAGATGATAACCCACCACAAGAGGTGGATTTAGATGATAATAAAGTTCTTTCATATTTAGGAAAAAGATGGAACAAAGAGATCACATCTTTAGATGAGTTAGTTGAGCAGCGATCACAAGCTGAAGAACTACCTGAAGATGTATCTGCGTTTCTAAAGTATAAGAAAGATACCGGGCGTGGTATTGAAGACTTCATGAAGTTGAATGTCGACTACAGCGCCATGGATGAAGATTCTTTGCTTTACCAATACCACAAAGAAAATAACCCAGAGCTTGATGCTGATGAGGTTAAGTTCGAGCTTGAGTCTAAGTATTCATATGATGAAGACTTTGATGATGAGAAGCACATTAAAAAGGTAAAGCTAGAACGTAAAAAAGAGCTGACTAAGGCTCGTGACTACTTTAATAAACTAAAAGAACAGTACAAAGCGCCGCTTGAGTCAAGGGATGCTTTTGTTCCAGCAGAAGAAAAAGAAGCTTACGAATCTTACAAGCAATATAAACAAGCCGCAACTAGCGAGCAAGAGGAGCAAACAAAGCGGTCTCAGTTTTTTGCTGACAAGACTAGTGAGTTGTTTTCTGATAAGTTTGAAGGTTTCAAATTTGCAATTGACGAAGACAAAGCGCTAACCTATAAACCAGCAGAAGCTAAGTCACTTCTTGAAGAACAGTCTTCACTAAAGAATTTTGTAAATAAGTTCTTAAACGAAGATGGTTACCTAAAAGATGCTGAGTTATTCCATCGAGCAATAGCGATTGCTTCGAACCCTGATAAGTTTGCAAAGTTCTTCTATGAGAAGGGAATGGCAGACACAGTTGATACAGTCTCTAAGGAGTCAAAAAATATCGACATGGTGCGTCAATCTACTCAGATGACTAAGAAAACTGACGGTGGTTTCCAAGTAAGAGCTGTAGAGCCTAGTTACGGTAACAGATTAGTTATTAAACAAAAACCTAAAAACTAGAAAAAATGGCTGGTACATTACAAGCATCTCCGGGCCCATTATTGACCCCGAGCTCTGTTAAGGCAGCATTGCCTACAAACTACATCACAAATTTTGATTTCTTGAATCAATATTTGCCTGACACTTACGAGCAAGAATTTGAGCGTTACGGTAACCGTTCAATCGCATCTTTCTTGCGTATGGTAGGTGCAGAACTTCCTACTAACTCTGACCTCATCAAATGGGCAGAACAAGGTCGTCTTCACACAAAATACACTAACGTTGTTCCTGCATCTGCAGCTGCATCTGACACAGCTACATTCAACATGCCAGCGTCTACTGTATGTAACTTCCGTGTAAACCAAACTGTATTCTTATCTTCTCAGACAATCGGTGCTAATGCAGCTAAGGCTGTTGTTAGTGCAGTTGCTTCTGACGGATCTACATTTACAGTTAAGTTCTACAACGCTTCTGGTTCACCATTTACAATTACAACTGAGCTTGTAACTGCATTTGTTTACGGATCTGAATTCGGTAAAGGAACTAGCGGTATGAGTGGTTCTTTGGAAGCACAAGACCTTTTCTTCGACAACAAGCCAATCATCATCAAAGACAAGTACACTGTCTCTGGTTCTGACATGGCTCAAATCGGATGGGTTGAAGTAACAACTGAGAACGGTGCTACTGGTTACTACTGGTACATGAAGTCTGAGCACGAAACTCGTCTACGTTACGAAGATTACTTAGAGATGTCAATGGTAGAAGGTGTTAGAGCTGAAGCCGGTTCTGATGCATTGGCTTACCTTTCTCCATCTACAGCCGCTGCCCCTGGTTCTACCGCTGGTTCTACTGCTGCAGGTACTCAAGGTATGTTTGCTGCTATTGAATCTCGTGGTAATATCTGGGCAGGTGGTAACCCATCTTCTTTAGGTGACTTCGATACAATCGTACAACGTCTTGACAAGCAAGGTGCTATCGCTGAGAACGTATTGTTCTTGAACCGTCAGTTCTCTTTCGACATCGACGATATGTTGGCTGCTCAGAACTCTTACGGTGCTGGTGGTACTTCTTACGGTTTGTTTGACAACAGCGAAGAAATGGCCCTTAACCTTGGTTTCTCTGGATTCCGTCGTGGTTATGAGTTCTACAAGACAGATTGGAAATACCTTAACGACGCAACTCTTCGTGGTGGTATCGTTGGTGGTGCTATCAATGGTGTCTTGGTTCCTGCTGGTACAATGAGCGTTTACGATCAAGTACTTGGTAAGAATGCAAAACGTCCATTCCTTCACGTTCGTTACCGTGCTTCTGAAGCTGAAAACCGTCGTTACAAAACTTGGATGACTGGTTCTGCCGGTGGTGCACAGACTAGCGACTTGGATGCTATGGAGGTCAACTTCTTGTCAGAGCGTGCGCTTTGTACATTAGGTGCTAACAACTTCTTTATCTTCAAAGGATAAGAAGACCAATAAATAATACGAGAGGGGTTACGGCCCCTCTCTATTTTTTTTAATAATTTAAATTATATCAAATGAACAGAGTAAAACTAGAGCCTAAGGATAGGACATATTTATTAAAGTTGCAAGAAGCTCCACTGAGCTACTACATTGCACACAAAGACACTCCTCGCAAGCGTTTGCTTTATTATGATGAAGAAACCAACGCTAATCATCCATTGAGATATGCGAGAAATTCAAGAAGCCCATTTCAAGATGATCAAGATGCCAACGTAATTGTTGAGCCAATTGTATTTGAGGACGGTGTTCTTACAGTTCCAAAAAGCAACCCAGTATTACAAGAATTCTTACATTACCACCCAGGTAATGGTACTGAATTTTACGAGTTTGATGCTGAACGTGATGCGCAAGAAGATGTTAAGGAGTTATTCTCTGAGATTGACGCGTTGTTACTTGCACGCGATTTGGCCGACAAAGACCTTACAACGCTTGAAGCGGTAGCTAGATTGGTATTGCATGGCAATGTTGATTTAATGAGCTCTGCTGAGATTAAGCGTGACATGATGTTGTTTGCTAAGAGATATCCTCAAGATTTCATGGAAGCCGCATCTGATCCACTTTTAAAGGTGAATAACATGGCTGCTCGTGCATTTTCTACAGGTTACTTTACATTCCGTGGAAACAAAGACATCCACTTCAACCTAAAAGACAATAAGAAGCGTTTAATGACCGTTCCATTTGGGCATGATCATATCCACGCACTTGCGTCTCACTTGCAATCAGATGAAGGTATAGAGCTATTCAAATTCCTTGAAGATAAGTTTTCAGGAAATGATTAACTTTGAGCATTGTTTAACCCATTAAATTTTTAGAAAATGGAAAAGTTTTTATCTATCCCAGTCACAAGTGCTGGAAACCAGTTAGTATCTGCTAACAATGTAATCTTAGTTGAAGCAGCTTCTGATTCTGCAACTGCTGTTACAACTTTAATTACTTATGCAGGTGGTAAAGTTGTTACATTGACTCATGCTGCTCAAGTTGCTTTTAGTATGCGTGACGCAATTCAAGCTGCAATTGCTGCTTCTTTGCAAACATCTTGGACAAATGTTATTTATGACGTAGCTGTTCCACAGGCTGTTAGTGACATCGATGTAGCTTAATCTAAAGCTAACTACTACTTAAAGGGCACTCTACATGGAGTGCCTTTTTTTATTTATCTTTGTACAAAAGCAGTCAGATGATCAATGACGTTCGAAATACAGTACTCTCTATAATCAGCAAGGATAACCGCGGCTTTATTACGCCGTTGGAATTCAATCAATTTGCCAAACAAGCACAGCTTGAGATTTTCGGTCAGTACATGTTTAATTATAGCAATGCAATTAATAAGCAGAACGCTAGAATGCATGGAGAGGGGTATACTGATATTCCTAAAAATATGGGTGAGGTTATAGATTCATTTTCTGTATTAACTGCCCTAGGCTATAATGCAGGTACAAATAAATTTAATTTACCTGTCGATTACTTTTTCTTAGAAAAGGTAATATACAACAACAGTAAAGAGGTAGAAAAGGTTAGTCATCGTAAGATATTAAACCTAGTAAACTCAAACCTAACCGCTCCAAGTACTGCTTATCCGGTATACACAATGGATGAGAACGGCATATTGGTTTATCCTACCACAATAACTACAAACGTAACTAGTCAGTACTTAAGATACCCAAGAGATCCACAGTGGACTTACACTGTAAACGGACTTGGAGATCCGTTCTTTAATCCAAACGACTCTAACTACGTAGACTTTGAGCTACCACTCGATGACTTTGCTAACCTGGTTATAAAGATCCTCGAATACTCTGGTATATCAATTGGAGATAAAGATATCGTATCGGCAGCTAAAGCTGAAGAAGTACAAGACATTCAACAAAAACAATAATGGCATATATTACTAACTATCAGTACTATACCAATAATGGTAACATTCCTGAGGACGCTAATTGGGGTTCTTATCAGTACGTCAGTTTGGCTGACATCGTCAATAACTTTATATTGATGTATGTTGGTAATGACAAGTTGGTTAATAATGTCGACCGATATACTGTTCTATTTCACGCAAAGAGGGCAATCCAAGAGATTAACTACGACGCACTTAGAAACATTAAGGTTCTTGAGTTTGAGCTAGGCGATCAATTAAAGATGGTATTGCCTCCTGACTATGTAAACTATGCAAGGATATCAATGCTCCGAAATGGTGTCTTATATCCGCTTACAGAGGCTCGTCAGAGCATTACAGCTACAGCGTACTTACAAGATAACAATGGTGACATTGTGTTTGACTCAAATGGTGAGGTTGTTGTAGGTGAAGCTAAGCTAGACATACTACGTCAACAGAACCAATTATACGTAGGCCCTGGTCCATACTATAACCAAATGGGATGGGAATATGAGGGGGAGTGGTACTTTGGATATCCTATCGCGCAGAACTTTGGTTTAGAGACAGCTGATGCAAATATAAACCCAAGATTCTTTGTTAATAAAGCAGCCGGCGTGATTGACTTTACATCTGGCGTTCAGCATGCATATATTGTGCTTGAATACATTTCAGATGGCATGGAAAACGGTGATGACTCTCTTATCACAATCAACAAACTTGCTGAGGAATACGTTTACGCTTACTTAAAGTATGCCCTACTTAACAATAAGTTTGGCGTTCAAGAATACATCGTGAATAGAGTTAAGAAAGAAAAGACAGCTCTACTTAGAAATACTAAAATTAGATTAAGTAACATGCATCCTGGTCGATTGCTTATGGCTATGCGAGGCAAGGATAAATGGATTAAATAGATGGAGTTTCAAAGAACATTTCTTGCCGGTAGGATGAACAAAGATCTCGACGAGAGATTAGTACCGGACGGTGAATACCGTGATGCGGTTAACGTTACTATTGACACATCTGAGGGGTCAAATATTGGTGCCGTTCAGAACACTCTTGGTAACACCATAACTACCAACATAACTACCATACTATCTAAATACCAAATTGCAGCGCCTACGAATGCTATTACAATTGGCGCAATATCAGTTGAAGCTGAAAACTTATTATATTGGTTTGTAAAGGCTGACAACTTTGAGGGTATATTTGAGTACAATCAAGTTACTAACACATCGTTGTTGGTATTAGGTACTACCACTAATCAACTTGGATTTGATAAAAAACACCTCATCACCGGTGTTAACTATGTGACTGATGGCAATGGTGGAGGTCTTCTTATTTGGAATGACAACCTAAATCCACCTAGAAAGATTAATATTAGCAGATGTAAAACATACAGTGTTAATGATTCTAAGATTAATGACGACATTAACTTGATTATTGCGCCCCCATTAAACTCTCCTTTCATATCATTAAATACCATATCAACTCCAAACTTAGAACCGAATAACATCGAGGATAAGTTTGTATACTTTAGTTATCGATATAAGTATGTGGACAATGAGTACTCCTCAATGTCTCCATTTTCGGCGGTTTCTTTTGATCCTAAAACTTTACAGATAGACACAGAGACCGGTGATAATAAAGGAATGCTTAACAAGTTCAACCAAGTTGAGGTTGTGTTTGAAACAGGCAACGAATTTGTAACGGAGATTCAGTTATTGGTATGGGAGTCAAGAACGCTAAATGTAAAAATAGTTGAGACCCTAAACAAAGAAGAGATAGGTATATCAGACAACTCTACCTACAGCTTTAGGTTTATGAATAATAAAACCTATGCAGCGCTCCCGTCTGATCAGGTGACTAGATTGTTTGATAATGTGCCATTAAAGGCACTAGCTCAAGATATTATAGGTAGTCGATTGATTATGGGTAACTATACTCAGTTTAGAGATCTTATCGACAACTCTGGAAACTTCATAGACATAAACTACACTGTTGACTACACATCTGACATAATTACTTCAGAGCCTAAGCAGACATGGAGAAGTGATCGTGACTACGAGATTGGCATTGCATACTTAGATGATTACGGTCGAATGACTACCGTCCTTACGACTACAACTGACAACACAAATAACAACCTATCTAACTCAGTATACATACCGCCAGCAAATTCAAGCACAGCTAACTCATTGGTTGTTAACATAAAAAACAAGGCACCTGAGTGGGCGACTGGATATAGATTCTTTGTAAAGCAATCTAAGACTGAATACTATAACATCTTCCCAGTAACTTATTTAGTTTCTGGATCTTACCGATATTTTTTAATTAATGAATCAGACAGAGATAAGATTAAAGTAAATGGGTATATTATATTCAAGTCTTCTGGATCTGGGCCTACAAATTCAAACAAGCAATTTAAAGTACTTGAGCTTGAGCAAAAAGCTACCAATGCTA